CCACAGAGTCTGTTTCATCCCACATTCCAAGAACATCCAGAGTCTTATTAAATGGACCACTCGGCTTATTATTTACTCCATGCTCAAAATCATACAAGTCATAACACAAAGCCAAAAATTCAGTTGGCCCCAGATTATTGTCAATGTACTGTTTTGCACGTTTGAACTTATCTCCATTTACTCTTCGCTTCATTGTAGCCATCTCCTTTTACTTAGCTTTTCACCAATCGTCCTTCACTATCTATTTCGATCTTGCGAATCGATTTCATATCAATCACATCGGGGTTACACACTACCCAACTCTCGCAATCATACGAGTACAAATTGGACACAGTAAACACTTTGCCATTATCCAATCGTTCCTCATTCATTATAAAACGACAAGATATAATCGCTTCTCGACTAAAATGAACTGCGTCATAAAGCTTAACAATCTTGTCCCAATCTATAAATCGTTTGTTTTGACTGCAAATTAAAGCACATCTAGGAAGCAAAAGGCACCCAAAGTTCTTCAACAGTTTGACGAAATCATAACGAGTATCAACGTCTAAAACTCTGGCGTTAGAATTTAGCTCGTATGCGATTCCATTGCGGTATATAGAAGTGGCAAAATCGTTTTCAAAAACAAACATCGCCCAATCACTTACATAATTGTAATTTGGAGTAAAAGTTGAACCCCACAAACCTCCTACCGGCTTATTCAAGAACTGTGATTTTTCTGAATTATGAGGAATTTCAAATTTGTCTTTATCAAAATTGTCGATACCTAATGTTAGTATCACCGAAGTCATCTCCTATAAAAGATTAGTTTTATCTGTTAAGCAGTTCTTTGATGTAAAGCGTCTCAAAACTTTTCAGATGATGATATTCATTTCGAGCCATCCTCTCTGCCTGTTCTTCAACACTCAAAATGCTTTCAAAGTCATCATCCACATCAATAACATAGCACATACATTCATGATCGTGTTTATCATTCCAACCTTCAAAAAGAGCAACGAACTTTTTCATAATGTATCTCCTCCGTAGAACTTGGTTTTACAAGCTTCTTAAATATTTGTATAGTTCAACTTTTCCTTGGAGCCAGACTGCTTCGTCAGACGATTTGAGATATACAGAGTAGATTTCGTTTGGATGTTCAAAGATTCTTTCGACTTTCTTTGCCGTTTCCCGGTCTACTAATACGCCCATTATTATCTCCTTCTAAATCTTAGTTTTTATCAGATTGTGTTGCTTCACGAACTCTAATTCCGCGCGCAAACTCAAGATTTAAGAGCGGAACATTCTTTGCAAGCTCGTATGCCTGATCTTCATTTTCTGCTTCGAGATCAACGCATGTAATCAATTGGATGTCAACATGATATTTCATATCCGTCCTCCTTAAATCTCAGCTTTTATCAAAAATCAGAATGCAGCACAACCGGGGAACGACTGTCTACATCACAGAACACGCACTCCCATTTTGGAGATTCTTCGTAATATTTATAGTTTCCTTGCGGTTTCCATGTTAAAACTAAAACATTTTTTTGACTGCTATAATAAGCAGCATTCACCTCTGTTGCATCACATTCCCAGCCGCTATCCGTTTCGATAAAAACATCACTTGGTAGCTTTTCCAGAATCTTAATTAACTCTGTAGCAATCATATAAAACTCTCCTAGAACTTAACTTTTATCAGATGTCTTTCCACCATTCCGAAATATCTCTCGAATCAATTTCCAGCTTTGTTGTGGACTCACGAAAACAACCGCATGAATTATCCCAAGATACAATGGCAATATCCGTTTCTTTCTTGATCTCATACCCATAACGTTTATGAAAATATAAACTCAAAAGATACGTCCTCCCGTTTTTGAAGTATTCTGGAATTGGTTCATCAATAATACTGACCCACATATTTTCTCCTAAATTCTTAACTTTTATTATCTCTGTGTTCCATCACCCGCTGCTCACTCTGAGCGTCAGCAATAGAAGCTACTTTCATCATCTATACACAAGCATAATGTCAGCTCCCATAAGCAAAATTATCATAATCCACATTATATTAACCTCACATTTCTTTTGGTTTGTCCATTTCGCGTTGAGGTTGTCTCAAGCATACACCACACGAAGATATTATTCAACACAATTATCAAAATTACCAAAATTTTACTAATAATCCTACGTCATCAATAGTTATATCATCGATTTACACATCCTTTTGTTAAGTATCCACAAGAACCCGGATTTTATCGACCATTGTGTATTGCATTTTCGATCTTGCCATTGATAGAATCGATTTCACGCATCAGCCTACAGCGATAGTTTCCGTTCTTATCAAGTCTGAAACACAAATCCTCATCGTCACTCTTGTAACCAATATAGCATCCAGACCGACACAAGCTCGTCGCATCAAGCGCATCTTGTATAACTCGTGCTTCATTGAGAGTCAAATCAATCTTCATTGTTGTTCACCACCTTTATTCTTCTGCCTTTCCACCAACTCCGGCGATAAACACCCGATGCTTTCCATTCTCGTCACGCTGCCAATCACCACCAAGCATCTCAATCGTATTCAAGACTGTATGGTAAATCTCAACGAAATCCATTGCCTTTTCTTCATCTCCAAAATCATTGGTATGAATCCAACGCCAATTATTATCCAACCAGCTGACAACTTTCATAACACCAGCCCGCAGTTCTTTTTCTTTCGTGTTTGTCATTTTTTCACTTCTTTGTTTTACATATCCTGGTTCACAGCATTCCATACCTCAGTCGAAATCATGTCGTTCTCATCGGATAGGCGATTGATCCAAGCATTGAGCACTTCACGGTACACTGTCATATTTGGACAAAAATGACTGTTGGTGAATACCGGCATATCGTCATTACACAGAATTCTCATGATGGCAGCGCACACCGCTGCGGATCTCGATACGCCAGCAGCACAATTCACACAGAACCAATCGGTCTTATCTGCTTCGTGGTCATCCAAGACAAATTTCACAATATTCCTAGCTTGAACATCCGTAATACATGTACCTTCTAAATCAGTAGTGCAATCATCAAACTTTAACGGCAGAAAAGTAATATTACCCTCACACTTATGGAAATCAATATGATGACCATTAGCTTCAGTGATTGAGATAAACCGAATCCGTTCAAAATGTGGCTGTCGGATAAAGTCTTCTGCATCTTCTGCACTCATCACCGAGAATTTCCATTTTCTTCGATACATAGTAACAATCATTTAATTTTCCCTCCAAAGAATTTAGGTTTTATTGGTAATTTTCTCTCGAATACCATTCATATCAAGAATAGTCCTCGTAAACTTCGTATCGTTATACAACTGTGCCTTTACATCATCTCTTTTTAGTTCAAGAAAACTTAGGATTTCCGCACCAGTAAAGCCATCGTTATTCGCATCACATCTAAGACTTCCATCACTAAGTTCTGTCCAAACTACTTCGTACTTCTTCATAAAATTAACCTCCCTTTCATCAAAACACAAACGGATTACTATTCACTGTTATTATAAGTGCCACATTCAAAACAAACATCATAAATGCGGTCATTTTTATCACCTCAATCTCTAAATTCAATATCTACAACAATGTTTTCTGGCGCTGTCATATACATTCGTGCAAGCCGTTCTATCATTAGTTCCTTATCTCCTAATTTACTTTCTCGTAAAATATACGAAGCAACTCGCTTACCTCTGTACAAGAATACAGCCCAAGCACTCCTTCTTAGCGGATTTGAAACACAAATCACTCCATTGCCTCCTCCAGAGAAGTAGTCACATCACCAAAATCAAAGTCCAGAGCATCAATCATATCATTCAGAGCATCCACGGCATCAGACAGATTTGTGCAAGCGTTATCTGCTTTGTCGTATCGCTCACTGCCCTGCAGGTTCTCCGGCATATTGTCACGATACTCTTCTTCTTCCCACTGGATATCCTCAACATCGGACTTTACACTTTCGACCTCAGACACAAGCTCGTCCAGCTTCTTACGGATGGAATCAAAACGGTCAATGGTCTGCTTAATAGCTTTTCTACGAACGTTATTCATTTTCAAATCTCCTCTCAATCCACGATACCAAGCTTGCAAATATTTTTCGGATCAGTGATATAACCAAAAGTCAATGTATTACGCAGATACCCCTTGTACTCAAATCCACGGTCACGAGCTGCCAAACGACACACATCTCGAATCGCAGATTCTCTTGGCCAAGAGATACCAGCCAGCTGATACTTCCACTGAAGATCTCTCAGCTTCTGCCACTCAATCACAGGCTTCTTTTCGTTCTCAAAACATAAACCGTTCTGCACGGCATACTTCAGAGCATCACACCGCTTACTCTCTTCCGATGTACAAGTTCCCCACTCATTTTCCAAACGACGATACGCCCTATCAAACGGCGCTTGCTTCACTGCATCAATACCAAATGCTGCACCAAGCAAACCTAAACCAAGTAACAGTCCCATAATTTAAACCTCAATTCACGCTGTTTCCAGCTCTCTTTTAACCAGCGGACGACGCTTTGTTGCATTTTTTAGCCAATCGTTTCCACTAGGAACTTGTCTATCCACTCTTGTATTACGACCACCACCTATCGGACACACTCGACGGTAATCATCAACAGTCTTGCAGCCAAGAGATTCGGCTTCATCCAGTGCTTTTCGCACATAAGCCCATGTGCTACCGCCTAGATCAGAGCACTTTCCAATCACGGCAAGAACAAGTTCATCGCCCATGCGCTCAACATACCCATTCAAAGCCTTCTTTCCTGTGGCACCAAGTTTCCCGATATTCTCTCTAAATACATTCTCGATAGATTTCGTCGTTGTCGTCTCATCACAAGACGAAGACGATATCTTATCTTTTTCTTTCTCTTTTTCTTTTTCTAGCTTGCTTTTGCTTACACTTGTTTCACTTTGCTTGCGTTTGCTTTCGCCACCAGCTTTTCCAGAAATACGCTTACCTTCGATGTATTCAGCATCTTTAATTAAATCTCTCTTTATAGCAGGCCACACATACCGCTCATTTCCGTTGAGTTCAGGCTCCGTTCCAGACGATTTATATTTCATCATCGCCAGTACCAAACGCCCCACCTCAGCAGCACTAAGTGGTTCAAAGTAGCTCTCATAGGTATCCCAGATTTTAATATAAGTATCAGCCATCATACACCTCAAGAATTCTCACTATGAGTATTCACACCATAATTGATTCCAGAGTAATATCTCTCATCCACTTCTGAATCAAGACCAATATAATGAAGAGTGATTGCCTGACTACTATGATTCAAAGCGTGCTGAAGCCATGCCAGAGCCATAACATCATCACGGTGCTGTACCATAAACTGATAACCGAATGTCTTACGGCAACTATGTGTTCCAAGATTATATGGAAGAGCCATATCCTTTTGAACCTTTTTCATAATTCGTCCAAAACTATCCACATCAAGCGGCTCCCCGGCTACCTTTGGATTTGCCTCGTGTGTATACATAATTCCAGTCTTTTTACTAATTGATGTCCCGCCTGTGCTCCTCAATGAATTGCGAGAGCTTCCTTTACATGACGGGAAAAGCCAATCGTCATAATGGAGTCTTGCTTTATCAATATAAGTAGAAATCACTTCCAAAGCAGATTCTGGAAGAAAAACAATACGGTATTTTCCAGTCTTCTTTTCCTTCATTCGTATCTTTGCATTTGCATTTACTTGCAACTTTCCATTTACCCTCTGTGTTGTAACATCTGAAACCTTAAAACGAAGCAAATCGCTTGCACGAAAACCAGTACATACACCAACATTAAACAAACACCAATCACGGTACATCCCACGATTCCAAAAATATTCCGAAATTCGTTTAATATCCTCTACATCTTTAATAGGTTGCACCGTTCCATTACAAGCTTCCTTGCGTTTGATATTATAGTTTTTCACCTGGTTATGCTTCACTTTTGGGGTAGGATCAACCTTTGGCAGATTAAACTCAACTGCGTTATTTTCGTTTTTCTCAGGTACTGCGTTCATATTTGCATCTCCTTTAAATTCCATATTTTAAACAATATTTACCATAGGACAATCCTTCTGCGTCTGCCATTTTTGCAATTTCAATAAATGTCGGCTTATGTTTCTTTTTATTTTTACATCTAATATCCTTTTCTCTATCCACAATCTTTCTGCAATTATCGCAATAAAGCTTTCCACACTTTGGCCCATACCACGTGACACCACATCGTTTGCACGTTATATTTCCATATTTCATCATGTTCTTATACCTCAAATTCATCAATCTTCCAGTGGTGACGATAATAATTTTCACCACTACAAACAACAGATGCTTCCGCAGCTTCGCACCATGTTTCATCATCACTCACCGGTTGTAAATCATTCTTGCTTTCATTAAACAGGAATACCATTTTATCAATTGCTTTGATTCTATCCTTTGTGACCATAATCACATTATCTTCTGCGTAAAAATCGCTAGAATCAATACATTCGTGTAAAACATAAACCTTCATTTTTATGTACCTCAATTCTTTTCAAATTACTCCTTCATCAGCTGCTTTACAGTTTTCTTAAATAACGCGAGGTTCTTTTCGTTTTCAATAAACACCTTAGTCTTCGGATTCGGTGCTTTACCGTGAGCTTTTTCATAAGCAATAAACAAATTATTCATCTTCTTATAACCAATATGCTCGTAAATCAGAGTGTAAGTGTGCTTGTATTGCGGCTTATCATTAAGCTTTTCTGCCAAAGGTAACAAAATCGGGACAAGAATCTTCGCCGTTTCGCTCTGTTTCTTGGGCTTTTCTTCCGAAACCGGCTCAGACTCAACTTCCTTAACTTCCACCTCAATCACAGGAGCGTCACAAACAGCCACTTCAGGAGCTGCTTCAATAGTTTTCGCTTCAGGCAAAGCTTTCCATTCAGTAGTTTTTTCCTTCTTTTTATTGATTGCTTCGGTATACAGATCCTCAACCAGAGCACCAAAGATAGACTTATACATTGTGCTTGCTTCGACCACATCAATCGTAGGGATGTAACCAGTACGACCAGTTCTTGCGCAGTACTTTCTACGCTCTTCCTCGATAACGAAGGTATAAACACTATTCATGTATTCGTAAACATCACGAAACACATCTTGAACCTTCATCTCATTGATTTCCGCAATCACATTGATACGTTCATACATCTTCTTACGCCAGTCACTCACCACATCCTTACGAGGAGTAAAGTTTCTAGTAGAACGAATCGCATCATCCATCTGCTTGTCCTTAATCTGATGGACACACTGAGATACGCTACTAATCACATTCAGTGCTTCATTGCTGGTAGCACGAGCTTCCTCAATCTGTTCACTAAGATCTTTGCGAGTGGAGTTGAGTTCACTCTGAAGGCTTTTCATGCTATCAAACAGAGCGTGAAGTCTTACATCAATAAATTCTTTACTCAGTGCAGCATCCATCTTAGGAGTAGCCAGAACAGAATCACCACGCATCAAAGATTCCATAATGTCCCAGCAGAAGTCCATGAACGCATCAGCCTTCGGCTGACGAGAGAAGCGGCAGATTTCCATAACACCACGCAAACTGTAACAAATAATTTCACGCTCTTTCGCGATTCCACCTTCAACTGTCGTCAAATTGACGACAGTTGATAAGGAGTCAAGACGGTCTGCATTACGCTCATGAATCTTTGCAATGTACTTCCGAGGTTCTTTACATTCCAGTGCTCGCCCAATCTGTTCACGGGTCATGTAATACTGGTGTTTATCATTCTGGTACACGTCCACATTCAGTGCGCCGAAGGGCTTAGAGATTATTTTGGTCATAGAATTGTTAGTGGTCATTTTGTTTTACTCCTTTGTATTTCATTTTTTTTAGAAGATTAGAAGAACTGTTTTATCAGATCGTGACATAATACCATCCAGTATACTTATCTACACATCCCATTCTCTTATCTTCTTCTGGATCATAAAAACCGGTAGCAGATATTGCTCGTCCAGCCTTTTCATCAATATAATCAGCAACCTTCTGTGCATCTTCATATGTTTTGCATAGAATGTTCTCACCATCACACCAACGATCATAACCATCTTCTGGACAACAAGGCATATTTCTTACAAAACGATTCCAAACATCGAAAACATGATTTTCAAATTCACTCATAATCGTCACCTCAAAACTGATACTTCCAAAACAACTTTGCATTGCCGGTAATGCTCTGCAAATAACCAATATATTCATTAAAGGAGCACACACCCTTCATTTTCATCTTGCGTACTTCCACAGCTGGTGCAGCAACCTTTGAATCATAATCAACGGCATCAATAAATGCGCTATCAACCATCATCTGCTCAAACATCTTAATATCATTGATATCCATTTTTAATCTCCTTACTCAAAATCCCACCATGCGTTAATAGACGTATTCGGAACATAAACCTCAAGCATATGATGACCGTCACGAATCCATTCAGGTTCATAACCTTCATCTCGCAATTCTTTCATCAGACTCTCAAAATCATTATTAACAGACTCTACCGCATCTTCCATTGTTTTGTGCTCTACACGGTAAGGACCATTACACATCGTATCGTCATAAACAACCGTAATCATTTTTAAAACCTCGATTTTATTTAATTTCAATATTCATTTTGTTAAATAAATATTTAACAGATTCTTCAATTGCATCAATAGACCAAACATTAGGATTACATACACCAAGAATTTTATCGCCAGAAGCATTATCACGTGCATCACAAAAATGCCACCAGCTATTATCGCCAGCATCATATTCATAATAAACATCCACATCAATTTCAGGGTGACCATCTACATGATATTTAATCTGATCTTTATCATTAAATGTATCCGGTTTGTATCCACGTCCATTCCATCTACATGGATTCATCTTAGAAATAAAATCTCTTGCAATTTCACGTGCAGTCATAACTCTCACCTCATGTCGTCATAATTGAAATCTGCCATACGCTCGTCCTCGTTATCAAAAACCTTAATCAAATCCCACGGATGAAAAGTTTTTCCATCGACTGAGCTAAATGCAAATGCAGTCATGTGCCCATTTTTATCCGTTGAAGTCAAAATAATAATGTACCCAGACCTTGTTTTAAATTTGAAGAAATTTCTATTGAAGCAACTTTTCATCATAACGTTCACTCTATCAATTCTCCATCTTCGTAATCAAAAACATAGCAACAATCTTCGCGGCCTTTCTTATATAGATCAGTCCGAATCTTATCATTTTCTGCATCCTGTTCAACAATTGTAATCAAATCGTTCCATGAAAATGTTTCCCCGTCTTTCGAGTAAAAAATTCCCATTCCTGGATAGCTTTCTTTATCTGCCGATTCCGTAGCAATCAGCCAGCCATCATGAATTTTGACTTTGAAATCATGTTCATCAACATTATACATATATCTTTCTCCTTTATATTATTATCTTATCTTCACCAAGCGTTTCGGTTTCATACGTTGCATAGACAAGCTCGGTCAGTCTGCTGTAACACGTTTTCATCCAGTCAATCTCTGCATCACGCAGTTCTTTTGTTGGATATATTTCATGTCCTCTATATGTATCGCCGTACATAAAGTGTCTGACAGAGTATTCAAGATGATAATACATTATCGTTTTTCCAACTCCTCACACACTTTTACAATGATAGCCAAACCTGTACGCCGAAAATCTGCATTGTAAGGATTTTGTGCTTGAATATCTAAATGGTATAGCAATTTTTCCAAATCAGAGCTATATTCAACGCCTGCTGTTTTACAAAGGACCTCAGCCATCGCTTGAGTGTCGTATTTCATAATAAAACTCTCCTTTTACATCAGTTTGTCAGAAATATCAAACGCTTTCCAAACCCAGCTGTATTCATCTGTATTTACAGAAGCAGATAGGCCATCATTTCTAATATTAATATTTGCTTCTGGCAGATCACAAATATTTCTATAGCATTCAGTTGCATCATCCTTAATAAATTCTGCTGCTTCTTCTTTGCTATCGAAAAAATCAGGCTCAAAAATTTCACCATCACAACTACACTCAATAACGCACCACATAATATTCTTCCTTTTACACACTCACATTCTCGTAAATCCAGCCAACGCCTTTACTATGGAACTCATCTACCCAATGAAACCATTCATCCTGTGTGAAATTGTCAACGGGAAAGCCTCTCCACTTCTGATCAAGAACTAATTCTCCACGTTCGTTTTCAACCCATGCAAAATCAGTGTTCTCCTTCCAAAGACGTTCAACAAATTTGTCACAATCATCTTTATTTTCTCTTAGTTTTAACATCCATTGTGCAGTAAGATATGTGCTATCAAAAGACTCTGCGACAGCACATGGACAGTTCTTACAAGACTTCTCAATGCATGACCAACAAGGCCCACCGTTGTAACTCATACTTTAAACCTCATAACTTTCTTCCAGACAATCAATCAAATCTGCTACATACTCACCGATCTGATCACAATTTACATTTTTGTATTCCGCACCAGAATTTCCATTATCGCTGATATAGACGTTAAATAAACCCTTTCCAACACGTTCAATATCAATGTCAATATTCATCTTCATGCTTTTACACCTCATTGAGAATATTTTCATCCGAAAATTTAAACGATATTATACTTTACAAACCAAATATTCAACTCATCTTCCGACATCGAATCGATTGCAATATCCACTCGGCGTTCAATAACATCATCATCCTCGTCTTCATTCAGTTTATAACCAACAAAGTTTTCAATTGTATCAAATCCATCCATAAAAAGCTCACGCTTCAGAAGTTTAATTTTTTCCATCATATTTTTATCCATTTCCTCTCATAAAATAAAATTATTATAGGTTTTCCAAAATTTTAAGATATTCAGGGTAAAGATCATCAATAATAACTTTCTTTTCCATATCATCCAGCTCACCGTTCATAAACGCCTTGCTCTGTTCTTCATTTTCAAGTTCTAGGTACGTCCAGATACTTTCGATTCCGATTCCATTTCCATGGACTACTTCGCCATTTTCATTGATATGCGCATAGATTTCCCAGACCTCGCAACCGCGATCCTTAGAAGAACATTCACTGTAATCAATTTCAGTGCCGTTCTCCATAACCTTTTCGGCAAACTCTTCCGCTGTAAGTTTCTTCATGATCCATGCCTCCTTAAATGTTATCAAAGTTATAAGTAACAGTAACAACTTTCTCTGCTTCACCGATATTACACCGATCTTCCTTTAATGCTGTTTCGAGACCACATCCAGCGCTGTATGCAATACCATTTTCAAACACATCAGTACCGATAAATCCAAATGCCCTATCGATTTCTTTCCACTCTCCGTGTTCTTCTCGATAAAGTGTATAGCCGTAGTTTTCACCAGAAAGATAATCGCTGTAAATCTCAACTTCATCACGCATGATTCGTTCCGCTTCGTTTTTGGTCTCATCAGAACCATCTGTAATAGCGATTACAATCCAGCCAACATTGCTATCGTCCCATGAACCTCTAAACCGTGTGTCGCAATCCATAGACAAGCCAGAGTGGTCATGTAACCAGAGTGGAAGCCATGCAATATGTTTTTCGAGAAGGATCTGACAATCTTTAATAGAAAAATCTCCACGAACATATGTAATGATTTCGTTATATTTCAATCCAACACACATCGGATTTTCCGAAACTTTTTTATCAGATAGAATTCCAATATCACAGATTGCATAGCGTTTTTCATCGATATAATTTTCATCGACAACAACACAAGTATCTTCCAACTTCATATTTAGAAGTGCATCCAGAATTTCTTCATCAGAACAATACTTGTAAACCAGGTCATTCCAAAACTCTTCCGGTGTTTTTTCATCAATCTTATCACCCAGATTGTATCGAGAATGGAAACAGGCCATTGTGGAATCATGGTCATCCCACCAACGAGGATTATTATCTGCTTCATCATCGTGCTGGATATGCAAGCAATACAGATTATCACCGTAGATCCACTTTATGATTTCATTGTCGTAGCAATACAGGTTTTTCATATCTAAAATCTCCCTTTTATAAAATGATTCCGTAATTCTTCATTTTTTTGATTGTCTCAATAGACTTTTTAATTCCGGTTGCTTTGCCATAATACCATGTCATTCTCTCTTCATCGCCTTCTTTTTGTGCAGTGTAAGCAATATCTTGGCAATAAGAATATTCGTCCTTTAAGGCAATGATAATCTTTTTAACATCATTCATATTCATTCACCTCTTATGCACTAGCCTTTTCTTCAAAAGCGTCCCAATCAGACCAAATCTTATCGACCTCTCCGTTCTTAAAACCATTTTTATAATCGGTAAACTCAACATAATAGTTGCTCGTCCACTCGTTCAAAGGATGCTCATAAAAGGCTGCGATTCCACGCTTCGTTTCAACAACAAAACTATCGACCAAAACACCTTCAATATAAGCACCAGTGTATAGTGCTTTATTCTGGTGCATCCAACGGCCAAAAGCACCCGCATTAAGATAAAACCGAGTCATAATTCATTCCACCTCCATAAGTCTACTAGCTAATTCTTCCAACATTTCTTTAATAGCATCAGCGTCGTCAATAAGTTCTCTGACACTAGAAGGACAACCGCCTTCCCCACGATGTCCCACCCACATCTCTGCGTGCTCATCAGCATCAAAATCACGAGCATATTCATAAACTGATTCAGGGAAGTTCTCAACCTCCACACAAACGATTAAGTTCTCTCCTGCTGGAGAATAATTTTCAATTTCAATTCTGCCATCACCTGTATAGTCACATACGCGCCAATCCAGCGATTCCAAAACATCAATATATTTAGGATGAATTTTCATAACTCATTCTCCTTTACTCTGCTATAATCATAGCTAGAACTGGTTCACCAGAATCCTTTAGCTGAAGTTCTAGGATATCGCCATCATCCACGACCTCACATTTGTTCAGATAATCCTGAAGGAAGAACATCTGACATTCTTGCCAAAAGATTTCTCTCGGGTTTTCGTTCTCATCTACAAATACATCCTTGTGATGAAAAGATTCATTCCAAACCCAACCTTCACCATCAAAACAAGCGTGAACTTCCATCAGATCCCACATAATCAGTCCTCCCCAAAAATATGACGCTTGTTAAGATCATCATAGATAATATCTTCAATTTTGTTTTTGGTATTATCATCGAGTTCTCCGTAAGGAGCATCATCAAGATAATAGAAGTAAATTTCATTTCCAAGATTCTTGTACATGACACTTACATAAAATCCAGCTGAAATTCCATTCAGTAAAGCATATCCAATACCGTATACTTCTGAATAATTGTTACCCATTAAATCCCACATAATTAATCCTTCCAAAAGTTGAGTTTCTTTTTGATTGTCATCTCAATTTCATCTTTATCACCGTCAGATAGAATCTTATTATCGTACTCGGAATAGCAAAACATAACGCTACGGCCATTATATTTATACATAACCATTGCTGTTTTTAATTGTTTGTCACGAAAAAAGGTTGCGCACCCAATCCCATATTTTTTAGAATATTCATTTTCAACTAAATCCCACATAGTTAATCCTCTACAAAAATCCCTTTCTCTTTCAAATAGGCTTTTAAAATATTCTCACACGTTTTCTTTTCTAGCCGAGTGCTCACTTCTAATAGACAATAAAAGAACTCAATAGAATTTGTATCTTCATATATTTTGAACATAAGTGTTACACACCCAAGCTTATCAATATCGTAAAATACAGCATATCCAATCTTGTTATCATTTGAATATTGACATTTAGCTAAAACCCACATTTTATCACTCTTCTTGTTATTCTTTGAATGCGTTTATCTTCCATCTTTTCATATAGTCAACTGCGTCAATTGCTTCTTTTTTAGTGGACACGTGACAACACTCGTCCCAGCATCCCATAGCCTCATTAAAATAAAGTAGTGTGTAACGAGCATCGAATTCATTACGACGGAAATCATTTAAATGAAACTTGACTCCATACTTTTCAAAGTCACGTTTTATCATTTTATCACCTCAAAATCCCCTTGAGCATCTTTACCATACCTTCGTAATCTTTATCATCGGCACCCAGCATACGAACCGTCATATCAAAATCAACTGTCTGGCAATCACTGAAATCGTATTGTTCAATATCGTTACTACAAGTGTCAGGGTAATGTTCTTCGAGCCGGTCTTTCGTACCACAGTCACAGAAGGTTCCAGAATAATAATCACTGGCCGACTCACCTGTTTTCATGTACACACGGATACCATCTGTGACAATCACTTTAGCGAACCGCTTCATATCTTCTGGCGTAAAGGTCTTATCCATGACATCATACGAATACGCCATGTAACAAGTTTTATCAGGTTCATAAATATCCTGTTCCTTATCTGCACCAAACGCTCTAGCGTATCCACCAGCCCATCCACCACAAAACACAAGAATTTCTTTTCCTGCTTCGATAGCTGCCATGTATTCCTCTTCAGGAATCGCTACAATTCTTCCGTTAGGAAAAATAAAGCCTTCAAATTCTCTCATTTTTATCACTCCTCTGCGTCTTTTACCGTAACACAATCAATATCCGTTGGGTTTGGATTATCTGGTTCGATTTCACCGGCAACAAATCTATCTTTCGCAATTTCATAAGCATCATCTTTGTTGTCTGCTTCAACAAACGTTGTGTAAGTAACGCTTGTTTCAATAGTAACGTAATAGCCGTTCATTTTACACGCTCCCTACGTTCTTAAATCCATAAAGGCTATAACCTTTATATTTGAAATACCGCATCGCTTTGTTAATCTGAGAAGAGCTTGCTGTCGAATGGCTTTTTAGGTATGTATTCTTATATTCGCACAGCTTCTTATACTCGTCACTTTCACGATGGGCTTTTAGTTTCTCGCAATGGTCGTGGCAACCAGGATAACGCTCCGGTGCCACACAGTAACGGCAAGGATCAGTCAATTTCTGCCACCTCCCCAGCTTCATAAAAAGCAACAATGTAAGATTGAGCTATTCTTTTATCCTTCCATCTATACGGAGTAACAATAACCTTGCCATTCATCCATGTTTGTTCAACATGATACCAGCCATCAATATAAACAATCTTCATTCTTTTGTATTTCATATTGCAAGTTCCTTACTTATTAGATTTGCACTGATATTTTCGTTCGATCATTTCGGCTTCTACCAAGGTCATACCGTGTTTCCACCGAATGTCAACAACGGATTCGACCCAGTTTCCGGTCTTACGATTCTTTACGACACGAACTTCCTCAACATCTATATAAATCTGTGTGCCAGGCTTCGGAAGATAGGTCAAAACAGTTTCTTCAGAATGTTCCAAATCATATGAGCCAACAAATGTGCAATCACGTTTGATAAGGTCATAAATTTTCTTACGGTTCTGCTTAGACAGGTTTCTCATATTGCAAACTCCTTTTCTCTTGTAAACTTAATCACTAACGCATTCACGTTGGCCGCTTCCATCGTTGACTGCTTTGCATCCTCGTGATTGCCAGCTTTTAGAAAACTAATGCTCTGATCCATCAGCTTGCGCCGATAAGAAGAAAGAGCTGCGAGAACGATATTCTTTTCAGTGTTGGTCATATTCTTTTTCCTCTTGCTCACGTTCCTTGTGAAATTTTCGTACTTCTTCCCAAAAATCAAACGGACTAGAATTGTGATAAACAAGCTCCATGTATTCTTTTCTACTGTTAAAATGGTTTATGTTAGTATCCATTTTTATCACCTCAATCAAAACTGAACAACTTCATGTTTGACTTTCTCCAGCATCTCTTTCTCTTGTTCTTCAAGACGCTCAACCTCATATAAAACGCTGTGAATACCATAAATAATCAAATCACGATCTCGTTCACGGTTCGCTTTGTTTTCAAGGTTGCTTTTACAACTTCCTTTGCATAATTCGATTTCTCTAAGAACAAGATTATCGATTGCATATTTCAGAATCCGTTTATCTTTCTCAGTCATATTACCACCTCAATCATTGTAAAATATCTGTTTTATTCAATTGAAACGTAATACCATCCGGTGTATTCATCTGTGCATCCATCCATTTCATCTTCCTTTGGATCGTAATAACCCGTCACTGAAACATTTCTACCAACAAGAAGGTCAATAGCATTAGAAATATCGTTTGCGTAATATTCATCTTTTGTAAAAATGCTTTCTCCATCAGTCCAAATAATCTCATTGTCGAATGAATTATTCACATAATTCGTCAGCCAATTCCAAACACGTTTTGGGTCAAACATATTTTCACCTCAACACCATTTAGCATTCCAGTATGTTGCAATCTTCTTACGGACAACCAATTCGTTTTCATCGTCATCGTAAATAGAACGCAACTCTTTCAAAAGCGGAGTATACTCATCTTCTGTAGCAAGCCGACCTTTAATTGCATAAAGGTAGTCTGCTTCATTGTAGCCTTCGTTCCTACAGTAAGTGAGAACTGTTCCATAAGAGTGCGCCATAGTCGGTAAAATCGCATCAATAAATCCATCAATCTTGCGGAAGATGACCGGAATCTTATTCTTCTTTGCCATATTTTCACCTCATAAAAGCATGATTTTACTTCACTCTTACGCAGAAATCATCGTTATAAAGTCCAAACAATACGATTTCTTTGCCGAGTAAATCTTTATGCTTTTCTTTTTCGTACATAAATTCAAAGATTTTGGTTCGTGCATTGTACAGACAATTCAAATTATTGTCGTTGATGATGATATATTTGTCCCAATCATCAAATACATCAAGCAGTGTCCCCAATTTCATACAGCTATCTCCTTTGTTCTAATGTGTGTATTCGGTCTATGCTTTCGCATTGGTAGCGGTTATGTCTGCCATAATACCGCCAATCACCTAGCATCTGCTGCTTATACCACCCAGACTTGACTTCTTATGTAGTCCTTAATATCTGCCGGGTAGCCATTGCGCTGGACATACTGACACAAGACACGCTGCACATCCTTGTTGTCACCGTAATCCATGGCGATTGAAATATCTTCGCCGTGAACGCCTACACCAAGACGCTCATATTTTCTGACCTCAAGATAGAAGTCATGTGCGCTGTAGTGTCTGCCATCCCGGCGATCAAGAATGCTATCAATAATCAAAATATTCACCTCTTAACCAAAAATAAAAATGGCTAACGTTCTTGAAGTCACAGCATAATAAACACCGGTTTCATGACCTCTTAACAACATTCCGTTACAACCATAAACACCGGAAGAATATCCAACTTGAGGAAGAAACCCTTCTTTTTTGATGATTCTTTCATAATCTTCGTTGTTTGCACGAGTAACATCCTCTGCCATTCCAAGGGCAACCATATTCTTCAGTTCTTTCTGAGTGTACTTACGCATTTTCTTCCATCTCCTTTACAGTCTCATCGTCCCAATGGAATCCACGCTTTTCATAAAGCGGAATCCAATGAGCTTCAAAAAAGTCGTAGCCACAACCATCAATGCCAAAAATGTAACCGTAATCTTCTTGCTCGTAGATGCGGAATCCGCAATCTGCCATTTCCTGAAGATGATTTTCGAGCCACCAGTTGTCGCACGAATCACTGAACTGCCACATCGTTCCCCACATCGGAAGAAAGTCGTCACGCTCGACTTCAAAATCATCCTCTCTGACATCAACTTCATCGCCAGTGCCGTCGAGATAAATTTTGTAGGTGTTATCGTCTTCGTTGTAACTCTGGATTTCACCGTTTTCGCCATAATGATCACCGCTAAAGATATAGACACGATCACAAAAAGACGGCGGTGTGATTTCAATAACGCCTTCACCGTTCTCTTCCAAATCGACCTTAGCAAGCTTTTCAATCACGCTCTGAGGAATCGCATTAAATTCCTGAACCCATGCGTAAGCTGCATCCTTCTTAGTTTTGTACATAGCCATAGCAGTTGACTCTCCTTTTTTTGCGTATCCTGTGTTATATAGCTATATGGTAAAAATAAAAGCCCTATGACGGACTGCCCTTTCTAGCTATAGAATACAGGATACTGCTGATTTTGTCAAGCACTAAAATGTAGATTTTATTAACGTCACATTTTAGTACGTTGATACGTTTTATTTCTGCGAACATTTTGTGAACATCAATCAACATTCACTTCATCAGACCGTGCCCACAGAACGTCTTCAATGGTATCGTCATAGATGGTTTCTGTGCCGTTACTGTTCATAACCATGGTCACTTTCTGACCATCTGACGGAGTTTCTTCCATGCTTGCGTAAGAATACAGCCATTCTTCGCCGTTCTCATCAACCACATGAATTGTCTTGATCCCGTTGCGAAACACCTCAATTTCATCCACACGGCCTGCCAGCACATAACGATCGTTCAGGCCGGTTTTCACAGGTCCTGCTGCATTAGCAGTCATACAGTTTGCCAAAATGGAAACACCAGCCACAATAGTAGCCAGGATAACGGACAGCTTATTCTGAGTAAGCTTCATTTTCTTGTACTCTCCTTTTCTTATCAGTGACCCCAACGGCACACAAAAACACCGTTGATCCAGATTGAGACATTTGCCCCCTGCCGATACCATTCGACAGCTTCCCGATGAATATTGGTGATAACACCGGTCTCATCATTCATGAACCATTGACCTTTTTTCATTGTCGTTTCTCCTTTACACTCTCATGCACTCATCAAGATAAATTCGTTTTCCGAAACACTTGACGTATGCTCTGCCAGACGGTGCATAGATGATCTTCAAGTGATGGTAACTATGATATTTCTCATCTTCACATAGCGCACCAGACATACCATAAAGGTAATCGTCGATGCCGTATTCGATATCGCCATGAATCTGAAAGCCGCCACAACGGCCATAGCTGCTATCATAAGCGGTTACAGGATGGCTCTTGCAATATTCTCTTGCGGTCATATCAAACTCTCCTTAAAACATATCTTTTATTCTGATGGCATTCCAAAGACTTCAATATAAGCCTTCTTGGCTGCCGTTGTGATATGCGAATCATGTACGTTATACTTATCGTACCACCCACAAATCGTACCAGAAGTGTACACATACCTGAGCAAATCCCACGCAATCCGGGTCAACAGGTCATTGTACTCATGCTCTGCAACGACGCTCTTAACATATTTCTGCCAATCGTCTGCATTAGTCGTTTTCACATACTGAAAGCGATTGACAATATCGGGGTAAACAGAATCGAGTTTCATTTTTGCCATATTCATTCTCCTTTACCAAAGATTCTCACAAGCAAGGATTCCACCCTTTTCATAGGGCAAACGTCTGACGCAATCCCTGTGGGGGCAATCCAGCTTTTCGCAATACTTGCAATTTGCATTATTGCGCTCCTGCTCTGCAAAGAATTTCTTTGCGGATTTCAGGTCACAAAAATAATGACCCTGATCCCATGTGTAGGAATTCGGGTCAAAATGCCACGCCACAATGTAGGGCTGATAGTGATTCTTCTTGTAAAACAGTGCCGTATAGGCATTGCCCACTTCCAGGATATCAATATCTTCTCTGTTCATTACAGCTCTCCTTTTGAATCTTGTAATCGAGGTCATCTGCCATCGGTTCTTCTGGTTCTCCATCCATGCTGTTGCTGGATGAAGTGTAAAGTTTGTCATGCCGTTCTTGCGGCATTTCACCGGGTTCTGTATATTTCCATACTGTGCCGAACTTATCGATAAATACCTCACGGTGAAAGTCATCCGTTCCAATGAATCGTAAGCTCTTTACACCACGGAACATTAGTTCAACCACCCTTTCCATTCTGCCACGCCAATAGCGATGGCACAAATCACAAAAGCCCACATCATAGGTGCAACGCACTCTGCATGATAGGCGGTGTAACCAAAGAGCATTAAGAGACTTTTCATAGCAAACATCCTTTCTTAGAAATCTTTTTCCAGTTCGCTGCATAAAATCTTTGCGATATACGCAAGACCAAAGTAAACAGGGCACAAGATCAATGCAATTACTCCAGCAAGAATTTCTCCAGAAACGAAAAGGAAAATTGCGTCAAAAAGTGCCATAATAGCCATGACGAAAAACGCCTTGTGAAGAATCGGGCTGATCTTGTACATAATACTTTCAAACATAACAAACTTCCTTTCTTATTCAATCCAGCATTTTGCGGTGCTGACGTATTCAACACCGGCTTCTGCCAGGGCTTGCTTATAAATTGCAATCATATTCGTATCATTAAACATGATCACAACATCCAATGTGCTTTCGATTGCTAAAATTGCCATGGAATCATCCTTTCTTACGATTGATTCACAACACTATTGCGCACCCTATTGGGCTGGTAGTGGGATCTTTCTGCCCCGTGCCCACTAACTTCACGGTATAAATCTCCTCTTTTATGTGATTCCTGACGTGTTTGTTTTCACTGTTCACCAGTCTGAATACCGGTGATGATCTCGCCTTCTGCCTTCAATTTGGCAAGAACAGCGTCCAGACCACCCAGGATATTCACTTCCTCTTCTGTGTAGAGGATATAACGGCCACCAAAATTTGGGTCCTTATCCTCTTCACAGGCAACAAAGATTGCGTATTCTTTCATTATGTTCTCCTTTTTTTGTTTTCATTTTGCATACCATGCAAATTATTTGCATAATTATCCAAAGCAAGACATAAAGAAAACGCCTTGCGATAAATTCACAAGACGTTGTTGCCAGGGTTATAGGGTTTATTAGTTGGATTCTGCCGGGGAAACAATCAATTCACCATTGACGATTTTTTTAACAAGCTGAGACACGTTTATACATCCATAAAGAGGAAGAATTTCAGTTTCCAGCTTTTCACCCTCTGCCGGAGTAAGAACACAAGCCTTTTGCCACTTATAAGATTTATTTCGCGCTTTTATAGCGGCAACAAGCTCTTCTTTGCTCATGTTGTCGTACTTGCTTGCCATAGTCGCACCACCTTTTGATGCAATTATAGCAAACTTTTCACTCTTACGCAAGTTCTGACCACTTGAAACAGTTGCTGACATGATTCACCTTGCCTTTCTACCAGAAGGTACAGGAAAAACAGGCTCAAGAGGACGCATATCGCCACGGATTTTTCCAGCACCGCTGCCGTCCATGTATTCTGCGATCTTACCATAGACCTTCTGAGGCCGTCTGTTCATCTCGATTGTTTTCCCATAGATCAAACTAGAGGCATTGTTGTACTCTGCCGTAAAGGAATCATTGCGAGTGCGGAAAGCCTTAGTGTGTTTTGCTGCCTTCTTGCTCTTGCGATTTGCACTAGCAGACCCAGTTCCAGCAAAACGTGCTGCATAGCGTCCAGCCTTCTTCCGCTCTGATTTCACTGCCATATCAAAATGCACAGTCTCAGGATTTACGCCAATAGGTTCACTTCTGATGAAGTCAACGACAGTCTGATTGTAAGTCTTCTCCCACGGAACCAAACCTTTACCGGAACGCCAAACCATGCCGATCTGATTCACTCTGACGACCGCGATAAAACGCAATCCCTCTGCGGTCTGACCATAGTATGCACCAGACGGCACAGAATGACCGTCAAACTTAATCTGACGGTCTGCATAGTTCTTGCACAGGAACTTTTGCATAGTGTTCACCTCTTTCTATTTGATAGTGACGGCATTGCTGCCGTGTTGGTAGTGGTTACGTCTTCCCTAGTACCACTAATCGCCTAGCATTTATGTAGAGCTCTTGCGTGTTCACGATGGTTGCGTGGTTTAATTACAGGGTTTCTTCTGCGCTGAAGTCGTTGGTGAAGTCCTTGCTCTGAAGGTCTGCCAGTTTAGTCTGAGCAGATTCCAGGCTCTTTTTAACGTCTGCCAAATCCTTTTCCATGCCCTGAACAGCCTTCATCTTCTTTTCCAGGGTTTTTGCGTTGGTGTCCTTCTTGCTCTTGAGAGAGTCAAGTTCCTTCTTTGCAGAGGACAGCACTTCCTCTGCATTCTCAACACTCTTAGTAAGGCGCACAACCTTAGAGGACAGCTTGCGGACGCTTGCACGGCGGTCACGCTCTGCCATAGAGAGCATAGCAACACCGCTTGCGTTGGCACTAAACCATGCTTCAACCCACTTGACAAACTTGGTCTGAGATTCTGCTTCCGTGTCGTAGCCGTGGCCTGCTGTGGTAGCGGTGAATGCACGCACCTTGCCCACGCTCTGCTCAATGAACTGCTCAACAGTGAAGGTTGCAAAGACATCATTGACTTTGAAGGTATCGCCCATGATAGCGGTGGTAAGGCTGGTCAGATCATTGAAGTAGAAGGTTTTAATCTTCTGAACAGAGTCTGCGTCTGCGGCATAGCGTGCCAGCAAATCAGCATCAAGATAGACAGCACGGACGGCCTTGCAATAGGTCTCGTACTGCTCTGCGGTGATACCCTTCAGGCAGTCTCTGCCCAGGGCCTTCTCAGAGGTGTTGACTTCCTTGCCACCCTTCTTGAACAGGGCAACGGCTGCACCGGTGGTGCGGTTCTTCTCTGCGGCTGCGGTAGCGTTGAAGTTGATAGCGGACAGAATGGTAGTAGTAGACATAGTATTTTCTCCTTTGTTGTGTTATAATGTGTGTATGGACTTCTTGCTATTATGAGCAAGCCAAGTGCTACAGACAAAATTCCAGGTTCTGCCTGTAGCCTATGGTTCGCCCACGATGGGCAAATATGTATGCTGTAAAGCATGGTTTACCCTCTGTCTGCCAAAAACAGCCCTTCAACCATGCTTGCTATTATTCAATTGTCACGGAAAACTGTCTATTTTTGCTATTATCTGCGACAAGTCCAAACTTTTGAAGTCCAAACAAAAAGCGCCAAACTTTTGAAGTTCAACGCCGTCTAATTGCATATCTTTGCAAAAATATCCTGTTTTCTCAATCATACAAGATTGCATTGTACCGCCTAAAAGTAACAAACTGATAGCTTGCGTTTGAAACGTTGCCAAAACTTGCGTTTTGGATTCTTTCAAAACGGTTATATTGTTTTTATCCTTCCAGCGCATTTTGTCAATCTGGAATCGGTTTCGACCTGTTTTGCAAGGTAAACCACTTGAACAAATACGGAATCCGACCGCCTTGCCCGCCGTGCCATTTATTTAGCCGTTCGATTGATTGAAGGGCTATTTTGTGTGCACGTCTAAAACCGTTCTATCCTCTCTCCCGTCTGTTAAACGTGGTATTTTGCATGAGCGCCGTTCCGTACTATTTGCTTTTACACTTCCTTCCGTTCGGGGAACGACCGCTTGCTTTCAAACGATTTATCGGGGAACTTTCCCGCACCTTCCGACCGTGCGTCCCTTCAAGCCTTCCGGCCTTCCGGTGCCTATACTCTACCATGTTTTACTATGGTTGAACATATAATTTTGTTGCAAACGCATGGACGGAACGTGCAAGAATTATAGATTCTTTAAAAATAGCGATATATCGTTAAAAATTATATTTTGGCAAGGCTGTGATCGAATGGTTAAAGAATTTTAAGAAACACGCGGAAACGTGTTCGCGCGCGTGCGTGCGCCTGGGCAGGCAAAACTCTAATAGGTACAGCAGTCCCCGGCAATACTATATATTGTGGTTTGAATGAATGGTTAAATACTAGATATTGTGTATAGTACGATATTGAACAATATGGATAGATACTAGATATTGGGTTTGTCGATTGACTGAACACAAGATATAGGGAATAGCATAATTGGCGTAAAGTAAAAATACTTTACAAAATGTTGCACACGCAACATTCGATATCATTTTGATATCGAACGCAACGAAAATGCAACTAATTTGCAAATTCAATTCCCGGCAAAAATCAGCACTATAAACATACTGGAAGAATAGGAATATTTCCCGGCCTGGAAAGTGACAAAACAGGCACTTTATTCAATTAAAGCAAATACCGCTTTTTGCACAAAAGCGGCTTTTCCCCATGGGGGATACTTTTCATTTTTGAGACGTTCCAGGCAGCAGGCCGAGATCCCAGTACATCTTTCTTGTTCATAATCACCAATTATGAATTTCATCTTCTCTTACTCTCTATACATTCTGCATAACAATTTCCACAAAAATACCATTCTCTTTCAATCACAACAACCTCTATCTATCCTATCAACTCAATCTAACCATTTAACCTGTTCATACCCGGGTACATTTCCCTAACAAAATCATCCTAAAAATACACCCATATACCCTCTCCTACACACCCACAAATCACTCATTTTTCCACTCAAAATACATAAAAATGGCTCAAGATCGCTATTTTTCAATCGGTAGCTCATTCGGTAACTAGCTAGAATTTAACGTATTTTCGTTATATTTTGGCTAGTTTTTCTTTTTATTTGTACCTTTTTACCACTTATTTTGTTCCTTTTTGATTCAATAAAGCCTAAAAAGCTAGGTTTCATGCGGGTTTTTCCGATGTGTACCATAAATGTACCAAAAATGACCATTCTTCGGAGCATAAAGTACCTATTTGTACCCATCTATACTCCCCTATCGCCATAAATAGACTGATCTGGCATCCAAACAACATTCTTAGAGATTTCAGACACCTCATAAGAGCATAACTGTAGCCTCTGGCAGTTTATACTGAACACACAGAGTATCTAAATGTCCTTTATAGAGAACAATACCATCCAAAACATACCTTATTATAATAGGCACTAGAAATGCTCGTATCCTGTATTATGTAGCTATTGAACTTTTGGCAATCTCATGGTATAATGAGTGTAGATAGCTATACAATACAGGATACTGTAAAGAAGATAGCAAGAGGATGTTTATAGTAGTCCTCCTGGACAGGGACCGTTACGACGGTGGAGAGGGATCTCGCGTCTGCGGACGCTCGTAGGTTTACTCAAATTGAATCTATGCCGCTTACGCGCCATAGCTTCAAGTCGAGTAAACCATTATTAGATATTTTGTGATAGTTGTACTTGTACTGACGACTATGTATCTTCATACATATATATAATACAGACTCGTCAGTACAACTAAATTAGAACTGGAGGCAATATGGAGCAAAATAATTATAATGTTACGCAGGATATGGTAAACAAATTAAGTGATGGACAAAAGTTCTCAAACTTCTTGGAGTTATCTACTTATCTCAACATCCTTAATAAAAACGGAAAACCGTTGGGTGGGAATAGTAAAAAACATTTCCTTGAAGATTTGAATCGTTTTGTTGAATTTAAAAAGGAAGGAAAGCGCTTTATTATTGTAAAGATTCGTCCAGATAATGAGGTGCTTCCTCCTCTGCCGACAAGAAATAAAGGGAAATTCTCTTTGCGTTTGCAGAATCAGATTGCTTACCACTTACTTAAAGAATGTGACGGCAGTAGTTGGATGGAGTTCTTTTGGACACCAGCTGCAATATTACGAGCATGTGGAATGACTAACAAAAATTTTTATCAATATCCAGAAGATTTACATGGCGATGATACCTTCTGGGCTGAAATAGTTGGTACACCATTAGAAAGTATTGCTTGTGATCAAATGGATGAGTTTAGAGAGAATTTAGCAGCGGATGCTGAGACATTTCAACAATGTACTAAATCTACAATGGTTGGGTACATTGAGTCTGCGCTTAGATCTATGGCGAAAAACAAGGAACTATTTTTTGAAGACTGTCCCGCTGTGTTTATAAACCATAATCCAGAAGAGTACCATATTCCTTCTGAAGACCAAAAGGCCATTTATATGAAGATGTATACGAATGTACTTCATGAGTTCTATACGTCATCTGGTCGAGTGTGCCAGAGTGAACAAGACGTATTTCTGACTGGACGGCTTCATGAGTTCTATGAAGAATTAGATAATAGGTTCAAGGAAATTTTTACATATGACCTAGCACGACCGATGTACCATATTACGATTGAGCCGAACTCGTTGAAGCGATCTGCTGCACGGACAGAATATAAATTGCAACAGCAATGCTTTCACGAGATGAATGATGCGATGTGTGAGAATATCCCAACACTTTCTGCCGTCAGAAGAGGTAGAGCGGTATTGGAGGAAAATCCAGAATATTACAATGATACTTCTCAACCACCATTTCGTTTTGTGCACAGGCAGTTGAGTGATGAGGTTCTTCAGCTCTTTATAGATGGAATGATTCGTGTTCCTGCGAATTCTGGAATCCCTCGTGCTGGATTTAAATGGTATGGTTCTTATAAAAGATAAGGAAGAAGGTTGAGTACAATGAATTTTGATAACCCCTACTGGATTGATTTAAAGGTAACTTATGAGAGTTACCAAGCAGCTGGCCGCTTGCCGGAGTTCCACAAGAAGTATGTTTGCACGAAATGCCGCTATGAGATTCCATGTTTCACAACTTGTGACGAGGTGCGATGCAAGTGCCGAGAGTTCAAGCCAAAGACTGTGCAGAAGGCTGACAAGTATTTACATATCAATGATTTCATGAATGACGTGGCTGCGTTTGAGGCCAGCCGTGTGAATGAGAATTAAATAAGAGTCTGTGTGGCTCTTGTTTGAAATATAAGTTACATATTAAAAGGGAGAGAATAATGAAAATTCAGATTGGAAAGTATGTAATTAAGACATTGGATAACAGAAATCTCGTTATCATTGAGCAGCGACCTGCTGGCAAGAATCCAAAGACTGGTGAGATTGGCACCGGTGTAAAAGAGGTTACGGTTGGCTATTACCCGAACCTCGAATGGGCTTTACATAAGATTAAGGATTTGAATATTTCTGGAAGCGATGCAGATACCGTGGATGTATTGCTGGCAGAGCTTGAACAGATTGGTGAGACGATCCGCCTGGTAGCTGATGAGGTCAAGTGATGGAGAAATATATTAACGCAACACGATTGATTGGCGTCCTCGATAGTGCTATCGCTCGTACTATGGCTAGAGGTAATGCAAAGTCTATTGATGATATGTGGTGCGATATGGCAATGCAATACACAAAGCGCATTCTTGAAGAAGAGATATCTGCTGGCGGTGAGTTCCGTCGAGTAGTTCATGCTCATTGGATTGAGCATTTTGAAGATTTTGGAGAAAATTTCTTTGTTGAATGCTCGGCTTGTCATTCTAGCAAAAATATTGATGAATCAAAGTTTTGTCCTGACTGTGGAGCTGTCATGGACGAGGAGGTTAAGTGATGCGTACTTACGAGGATGTTGATGCGGAAATCAAGCAACTTGTACGTGATATGAATAGTTCCAGTCTGACACGCAGCGAGTACGAGGCTGCCGACGATATGCTGGATGAGCTCTATCAGGAGCGCGAACGACTTTGGCTCAAGGCTATGGAAGATGGCGAGAGTTGCTATCTGTAAAAGCCTGCTTTTATATTTTCTCTTTAGCTATAAAATACAGGATACGTTTAAGAAGAACATGGAGGTGACTGCCGAATGGCAAAGCAGCAAACTTGCCAGAAGTTTGTTTTTAAGATCCATACGAAGCGTCTGGTTGAAGCAAAGTGGGATTTGACTCTACCATTAGATGAGGCTAGACGAAACCACGAGATCATCTCGCTGGCTGATAGCACTGTTTTACGATGGATTGATGAGTTGAATGGTGTTACGGATGCAGAGGCTAAGGCACGGAGCATTAAGCGTAGAATCAAGATGCTGCGGAATGAGCCGTCTTGCTTAGAGAACCGCCGGGAGATTCGGAGACTATACACTGAATTGGACGCAGTTCAATTCAAGCCGGATTATATGTGTCTGGTGGTTGATAAGAAGAATGATTACCGCCGGGCATGTTCTCCAAAGGGGTTTAAAATCAATGGAATCACGTATCGCCGTCTGGTTGGGACTACCGGTGGTGTTAAGAATAGCACGATTGTGTTTGTGAGCGACCGTCTTGTTGGTGAGATCCGCAAGCGAATTGATAATGGCCGTAACAAAGGAATGGAGTTTATTCCGGCAAAGTTGGAAGCATATCGGGCACTCGCCTGCTCTGCCTCAATCCCTGTTACTGATCCAGATGGCATTCTGGTTGTGGATGATTGCTATACTCATTTTAAAGACCATGTGATTATCCTGGATGATGGTGTGTCTGGTGAGCCTACGATGGTCGAAGATCCTGAACATGATTGCGAACTGTGTGCCAGCGATGGTTTTGGCCTTATCAGCTATGACCTTGCCCAACAATGGAGCGAAGATTTGAAGCTACCGTCAACTGCGTCTGGATTCTGTGTGCGTAACGCCTTTTGTAAGGGAATGCTATTCCCCTTCCCTTTCCGTGAGTTCGCCAAGAAGGTTGCAAAGCAGAATATGGTCAAAGACGCTTTTGGCGACTATAAGGACATTAACCGTGTGCAGATGATCCTTACTACGTCGATGCTCAAACTTTATGACAGCTATCATAGTGCAGATGATTGTTTCGAGAATTGTCAGGAAAACCACTACCACTTTTCTGTAACGAAGACCTGTGAGCTGGAGCTTGATGAAGAGCGTAATCTGAACTATCAATTTATCCAGAGTTATAATTTAACGAACGATGAGATTCGAGAGTTGGTGAAGCCTACACTGGATGAAATCAAAGGTGCCATGGGTGGTGATTGGCGTGATGTACTGCTTTATTTGCGTGGCAACGGAATGCGTGATGACCCGAATTACATAAACAGCTTAGAGAATGATTATATCAAGGCCTTAATGATTGAGCCAGAAATGATCAACGACCCATACGTTCAGAACCGCATTCGATTCTTTATTAAAAAACGAATTTCTCAGGCGAAAACAGGTGTAGTAAAGGTTAGAGGTAACTTTCAAGTTCTTTGTGGGGACCCGTATGCGCTTTGCCAATCTATGTTTAGAATGCCTGTCACTGGTCTTTTAAAATCTGGTGAGGCTTATAGTCGATTCTGGAACGACCGTGATGTGAAGCGAGTAGCCTGTTTTAGAGCGCCAATGAGCCAGATGGCAAATATTCGATGCATGGACATAAACTCAAGTGATGAGTGCAAAAATTGGTATCGCTATATGAAGACCGTATTTATTCTGAACGTGTGGGATAATACGGACGCTGCACTTAATGGGGCCGATAACGACGGAGATCTCTGTTTTAGTACAGACAATCATATCCTGATTGATAAATGGGTGGATGAGCCTACAGTTCTCTGTGTGCAAAAGAAGGGCGAGAAGAAAATCCCCACTGAAGAGGACTTTATTAGCTCTAATATCAATGGATTCGGTGACGATATTGGAAAAATCACAAATCGTATCACCACAATGTTTGATGTGCGAAGTAAATTTGAGCCAGGAAGCCGCGAGTACGAAGAATTAACATATCGCATTAAATGCGGCCAGCTATATCAGCAGGCGTCGATTGATCGCATAAAGGGTATTTCCACTACTCCGATGCCTCAATACTGGTACGACAATAAGGCTTGTGTTGTTAAAGAGGATGATAACCCAGATGTTGTTGAGGACAAGAAGTTCTGGGCACGTATTTGTGCTTGGCGCAAACCTTATTTTATGAGCTACATTTACCCCTCTCAGATGAAGGACTATAAAAAGTATGTGGCTGCAGCTCGTAAGAGAATTAAATGGGAAGGTTTTGATGGCCTTGACGAGATGATGAAAAAGGAAGTCAAGAATGATGTTGATGAAGTTGTTATCCAATATTACCTTTACCGTATGCCCGTCGGTGTTAATTCCTGCACTATGAATCGTCTGTGCTGGATTATTGAAGATGAACTTGAAGAGTTTGAAGATGATTTGAAAAAGAAGCGTAAATTTGATTACGATTCTCTCAAGTCTGGTGACGAATATAAAAATTCTCAGTATTACGGTATTCGCCCTATCTTTAAAGAATATCTTCGATACGCACGAACAAACTCTGTTATCGACAATTCAAATACCAAGAATAAGGAAACCGGCGCAGATCGAATTGAGAAGTTGAATTTTTACAACGAAAATATGTTGCGTACCATGCATCAAAAATGTTCTGATGATAATATCCTTTGTGATATTTTGTTGGACCTCTGTAAGAAAAACGCCTCAAGTGTCTCGATTGTATGGGCTCTATTTCCTGATATTATTATTAAGCGTCTCTTTGATAAGGCTGGCAACAAGGCCCATGTTCTTGTTAAGGACGATAATGGTGATGTTGAATATTGTAGTGAGCGTTATAAAGACGTGTTAGTCGATATGAACAAAATTGATGAGGAGGATGCGAATGGTAGTATTGAATGAACGTGAGTATGCAGAAGAACTGCTTCAAAAAGATGTGACTTGCAGAACCGCCGGGCACGCTTTACATTATATTGCAAAGCTTTATTTCTCTCAGGGGTACTCTAAGGAAGAAGTCAAGAAGAAGCTTGATGATTTTCTTGTGGCTCATATGTTTGGATATAATAGAGTTTTAGATGAGAACTTTATCGTGCAAGCGATTGCGTCCGCCAAAGGAAAACAATTGGTTGAACTTGATGGAGTAAGTGTTACAAAGTCTGAAACCCAGAAAATTCTTGCCTTGGATGGGAAACCGATGCAACGGCTCATGTTCACAATGCTTTGTTTGGCTAAGTTTCATATGGCTGTAAACAACAAGTGTAATTATTGGATTACGGAAGATACACGAGATATTTTCCGTATGGCTGGTGTTTCTGTAAATGTAGATAAGCAGAATGAAATGATTCGAGAACTGCGCAATCTTGGTTTTATTGGTTTTGCCAGCTTAAAGAAGATTGACAACTTGAACATTCATGTGTTAATCGCAGACGAAGAACCGCCTATCGCAGTTACAGTATCAAATTTCGAGACTGCTGGGATTCAGTGGAATCAGTTTTGCGGAAAGCCATACATCAGGTGTGAATGTTGCGGTCGTACCGTTGCTCGGACTGGGCGCAGACAAAAATATTGTCGTAAGTGCGCCAAAAGCATCAATATTGAGAAAACATCTCAAAATAGAAAAATGTTTGATTTATAAATCGTGCATTTTTGTATTATTTTAACACAGATACGTTGTATTTTTACATATTTATATAAAATCATTACGGGATAGTTATGGTAGGGAGAGAGCGAGGACGCTTGTTTTCTTCCTACCTATTTTATTTTGAAGGGATGTAATGACCTAAATGATCGAAATCACCAAAGCAGAAGCCAAGGAAATCCGTAAGGTTTATCCGCATGTCTTTATTGCAAAGACTCGTCACAAGCGTTTTATTGAGGAGTCTGTCCGCTATCTGGAGTTGATTCCGTTTAATATTGAAGCTCGTGAAATTGTTGAGCGTGCCAAGCGTGGCATTCGAGACTAATTTATGAAAGAACGAGGTACAGACTTTGGATTTTGAAATTCAGCTGCCCGAGGAGATCACTAACCTGATGAATGGTGGCGGTCTCCCCTCTCCTGAGATGATGAACTTCTATGTTGACGAGAAGGATCGCATCTTCTTTATTGACTTTGAGATTGACCAGTCTCTGATTGAGATTGAGCGTAAGATTCTGCAGTACAACCGTATCGACAAGGATGTCCCTGTTGAGCAGCGCAAGCCTATTAAGCTGTTTATTTACAGCTATGGTAGCGAGCTGGACGCCATGTTCAGCTTTATTGATGTTGTTGCACTGAGCAGGACTCCTGTTTGGACGATTAACGCAGGTATTGCAATGAGCGCTGCTCTTGTGATGCTGTTGTCTGGTCAGAAGCGCTTTGCCCTGCCTCATTCTACTGCACTGATTCACAGTGGCTCTGGCGGTACTCAGGGTACTTTTGAGCAGTCTAAGATGGCTATGGACTACTATGAGAAGCAGGTTGTAAAGATGCGTGAGTATATTATGGCTCACTCTACCATTGATAAGAAGACTATGACCAAGAATAAAGCGAAGGATTGGTATCTGGACGCTAATGAGCAGGTCAACTTTGGCATTGTAGATAAGATTTGCGATGATGTGGATGAATTCAATTAAGGGAGAGTTGTAATATATGGCTTCTGATAAGACTGAAATGCGCAAGAAGAAGGATGTCCCGCAGAGCTTGGATGAATATCCTACTTTTTATGGAATGACGCTCGATCCAGAACAGAAAATCTTTAGGGACGCAATCTGGAATCCTGATATTGATGTTGTGTTTTGTAATGCCCGCGCCGGTACTGGTAAAACTACGATTGCTGTCGGTGTGGCGAATTTGTTAGTTCAGTATGGACTATATAATGGTATCGCATATATTGTTTCTCCTACACAGGAAGAGAAGCAAGGCTATCTTCCCGGCACGCAGGAACAGAAGAGTGCTCCGTATATGGAACCACTTTATCAGGCACTTGAGACTATTGGCGTTAATCCAAATGTTGCGATGATTGTTGATGATAATCCTGAAAGTCAGAAATATGGTGCGTATATTCAGTGTGCAACTCACACATATATGCGCGGCATCACCTTTGACAAAAAAGTAATCTTGCTCGATGAAACGCAGAATTTCTATCTAAGTGATCTTTTGAAGGTTATTACCCGGTTGAAGGATTCATGTAAACTTGTCGTAATCGGTCATACAGGCCAGTGTGACTTGTACAAAAATCCGCAAAACAGTGGTTTCCTTCCATATCTTGAACACTTTAGAGGTCATGATAGAACTGCGATTTGTGAACTTCACACAAATCATCGTGGATGGATTAGTACATGGGCGGATATGATTCAGTTTAATCGCTAAATCATTTCAAAATTGAAATAAAATATAAGGGAGAATAGAATTATGGTTGCTAAGAAGAGTGTTGTTTTTAAGAACGCTATTATTGATACTGCCGAGGGTACTATCACCGAGATTACCAAGGATGGCGAGAATGTCTTCAATCTGAATGAAGCTCTGGCAAAGTGGGATGGTATTGAGGGTGTCACCATCAATATTTCCACTTCTGATGAGCTGCTGGGCGACCCGGCTTGATGCCAATGGGTTGCTATAATAAACGGCCAGAAGAAACGAGCGATGACTTCTTTGTAAGAATCGGGAATGCTGTTCTGGCTAGAGAATTGACTTGGGATGGCGCATCCAAAGTACTCAATGATGAATTGGGTAAGAATTTTGGTGAGTGCGCATATCGCAAGCGTTTTAAGGCATTCCGTGCGGGTATGCAGTATCAGGAGTCCTTATCCAATAGAGATGTGGGAACCTGTATTCTGTCTATTTCCGACCTACATATTCCATTCCAGAAGCCCATTGAGACTTTTAGTGAGTATGCTGGAAAGATTGATATCCTTCAGATAAACGGGGATCTGGTAGATGCGCAGGCCATTTCTCGTTTCAATAAGGTGTATCGTAAGAGTCCAATGGAGGAAATTCTGATTGCACGTCAGTATATGATTGACCTGATTGAGATACTTCAGCCTAAGAAGGTTGTTGTAAATTATGGTAATCATGACTTACGTTTCCAGAATTATCTTGCTAAGAATCTGGACACCGACTTGCTTGAATTGATGCCAAAGACATCTTTGGAGCTTATTTTTGTTGATGGCTTTAACCATTACAACAAGGAGCTTCATACAAAGGTTCATTACGACCCTCTGACTGATGTTTTTAAGGATAGTGGTATCGAGATTGTTTATAACGATACTTGGTTTAGTTTCGTTGGTGAAACAATTTTTGTGCATCCACTTGCTTATTCTAGCGGTATGTTGAAAACGGCAGAAAAGGCATATCGGTATTTCAAGGATAATGATTATTTCTTTGATACTATCGTGATGGCACACACTCATAAAACAGGTCATTATGATATCGGTAATTCTGTAATTTATGAGCAGGGCTGTTGTTGTGAGACATCAAAAATGGATTACGCAGATGGAAAATTAACACCATCTCAGCGAGAAGGATTTATTCTGGTTTATCAGGATAAATTCGGAAGGCTGAATGAAGATAAGACGCACATTGTACGTCTAAATTAAAAAGCGGTGAGCCCCTACCACTAAACGGGGACTTAAAAAAGAAGTACGACCGCAAGGTCTGCTTGGGACATCATTTGTTGTCTCCTTTTCTATGTGCTGGGGCGATTGCTCCAGCTCATTGTGCCGCCTTAATTTAATGGTAGAATGGGAAATTTGTAATTTTCACATACGGGTTCGATTCCTGTAGGTGGCATGGCAAAAGCGGTCATTGGTTGCAACCGTGTATAAGCTGTAAAGTCAGACGCAGAGTAGCTTTGAGGAGCAAAATGCCAAGCCAATCGTGTTTCGCTACGTTAATGCGAAGCTTTAAAAGTCTAAAACAAGCGTTTTATCAACACGAGAACAATTCAACTAGCTCGGGTGGCTTGATGGATGCTTGTTTTTATTGTGCGGTCTTACTCAAGTGGTTGAAGAGAACGGTCTTGAACACCGTTAGGTCGGTAAATCCGATGCCAGAGTTCGAATCTCTGAGACCGCGCCAGTCATTCTCCCGGAGGGCCTATATTATACCGGTTCCCTACCACCGGCTAAAAGGTAGGTTTTATTGTGAGCTTGTAATGCGAAGAGGTTGAACGTAGCGGATGGTAGCAAACATCTGCACGAAGCGAGATTGCTTATTCGTGGATACAGCGCAGGTTCGAATCCTGTCAAGCTCGAAGAAAATGGCT